TCTCATCACGGTCTAATTCCGAATATAGGCAGTAATTTAAAAACCTGACTATTCTATTAATTAGAGGTTCTAAGGTTTCACTATGAAAACTGAATCGGGCTTCCCTGTAATTGGCAAATGTTGAACGGGCGAGTCCTACGTTTGCACTAATTAAAATAGGAGGGACTCCAAGGACAGAACAGATGCGGGATTCTGTGTGGTTATGTAATTCTGTTAATGCCATATCAGAAGGAGATGAAGCCATTTGTTGGTATTCAGCATCATCATCTAATACCGCTATCTTATGAAAGTTATTTGCCCCCCCAAAACTGCTTCTCCACCGACTTCTTAATCTGTCAGCTTCTTGTTGTGAGGTTAATCTTCTTTTGATCTTTAATAACCCAGAAGGCACTCCCGCATTTTGAAAATACACCTTTGCGAAATCCGTCATGCTCATATCCAGATTTATAGTTTTGGATAATACGTGCAAAGGGCTTAATCCGTATGTGTCATTTGCGGGGTTGGGAAATTTGAGATGTCCCACATCCTCTTTATCCAAAAAGTATTCTTTGCCGTCAATCGTGTAGCTGTATCCACTTACGCCTTCCCCTGATGGAACGACAGCTATTCGGTCGGGTCGCAATAGATACATAGCTACAACAGAATTGTCTCTCGCTCGTTCCTTTAAGACATAAGCATTTCCAGAGACATAAAGATAAGTAACAAGCCTTTCAATCCATGAATAAAAGTCTTGGTCTGGATTCGGTCTATATAACAATTGGGTCAGACGGGAATTTTTAACCTCAACCATTCCGTCAGCGGTATCCGCCTGTGCGTAATACCTAGCACTTGCCGCCCCTGTAGATAGTTCACGAATACAAGCATTAACAATGGAAGAGCGGTTGTAACCCTGAACAGCAAAATTCTGATAATTATCTTCTGGGTAAGTAACAGAGGATAAGTCATTAACAAGAGGAACAGTTGCCGCTATTTCAGCATCGGTTGCCTTTCTACGGAAGTTGAGCCAGTTCGCCAAGTTCGCCATATACCCCTATAGGCTTTTGGGTACATGCCAAGACCACACGGTTTAAACAGAGTAGCTTTACAGTTGCTTTATGTCAACAACTTAAGCCTCGTTGCGATGCTTACATCTATGACAAATTATGACCGTTCCTTTTGTTGCCTTTTCAGCAAGCAGTTTATTGCATTTCGAGCATCTCAATTCCGCCATCACCAAACCCCCTGAGAAGGTGAATTACTTTGCCCGTGAACAGCTAGCCCTAAAGCCATAACGCAGTCATCGTGTAATCCGTCTGGAGCGGTGTATCTCACTCCAGTTCGGGTGTATTCATATCCAAATGTAGATAACTCTTGAGCTATTACTCCATCGGGATATGTGATCTGCTTAGTTTGTATGGCTACACTCAAACCTTCCATCAGTTTTTGTTTAGAGGCGGATGAAAAATTAAACCCCTCAACATTGGGCAATGACCGTTGTAGCCTTTCCACTATAGGGTCGCCAACACCCGTTGAGTCCACAATAGCGGGGACAAACCCAACAAGCCTCTCTAGCCTTGCACAGGTTTCCTCCCAAGGAGATTGAAACCGCTCATATCTGCATGTCCTACCTTGAGAATCTAGCCCTATTGCGACAGTCCAATCAACTGATTTTGCGAGATCAATTCCAAAAACAACAGGGGCTTCTTCAGATATGGGGGCAACACATTCTTCTATAGGGGTTTGCCCAAACGGGTTGCCCCCATCATCGCTAGGCTCAGCCAAATACAATTCTTTAAAAACATTATCGGGCAGTTGTTTTTTTGCCTGTTCAACTTCATCTATTTCCAAGACCCTCGCATCAACAGCATCATAAGCGGTTAATTTGGCATAATGCCAATTTGGTTCTCCGCTTTCCGCCATTCTCGAAAGCCTGTATGCCCAATTCCTTCTTCCTTTAACGTTTCCTATTATCCTGACAGGTCCACGAGTTGCCGTAAGAGTAGACCGAACTGCATGCCAAGATTCCTCCCTGACCCTTGTAGCCTCATCTATGACAGCCGCATATACGTCCTCTCCGTATAAGTTGTCAGACTTTTCTCCTGACTTAAAAGCAATGACAGAGCCATTAGCGAAAGTTGCCGTCAATTCAGATTCGTTGGAATTAAATAAATGCGGAGGTAGCCCCCGTTTCATTCTACGGAATGCCATTTTCGCTTGAGGATAAACTGGAGCAACCCACCAAAATGACTGCCCATATCCGCCCTTAATAGCTTGTTCTACCAACCAAGATAAACAGGCAACCGTCTTACCGCATTTTGTAGAACCTTCTATTATTCCGTATCTATCCTTCGAGAATATCGCCTTCTCTTGTTTGGGATATAACTTTGGTCTCCTGTAAATTATCTGCGGTTTCTGTAATGTCGTCATTCGCCTCAATCCTAAAAGTAACTGGACTTTGATTTAGAAATACAGATTGTTGACTTAGAGATATCAACGGTTTATCAGGGATAACACCGTTAATAACATTAATTTCTTTCATAATCCTTAATATAACATTGGTTGCTTCCAAGTCTCCCGTCATGGCTCTTTGCCACCATCTGAGCATTAACTGATTGTAACGCTCCATCTGAACAGAACGAACTTCATCTGCCAATCCCATGTGCTGTTTCGCAAGTTCACTCAGGACTTTCTTCTTGTCCTTATGAATTAAACTCCGACTGACCCCTTCCTGTTCTGCTATTTGCCTCTCACTAGCCCCCGCCAATAGCGAACTCAATATGCGATACCGACGCATCTGGGCGGCTTCCGCCTTCCCGTTGCTAACTCTATTTAAAGCCAATTGCGTCCCCTTCTAAAAATCCAATCTGATTGAATATTGAGAGCCGCCTTTTGTAATCTTTTTAATTCGGTTTGGGTACATTTTCATAAGTTTTTGAATCATATTATCTTCCATTTCTTGAGTCCTATAATCCTTGCACCCGCCATCATCAACCCAATGAGAATTTTTCCAAAACAAATATCTCGCTCCAACAATTCCCCCATCATCCCTAATACATCTTAAACAAAGCTCATAATCTTCTTTTACAGGAAATTCAGGGTCAAATCTTATTCCGTCATTAACCAATCCCATACATGAAGCGGTTGCATACGTATGCCATACAAAAGGTCTATGTGGATGAACTGTTCTATAGTCCCCCGTAGTTTCTGCTCCCCATACATGATATTCAAGATCATCTGTCAAATGAAACAATTTCAACCACTCTTGAATCAATTCATTCTCTGACATCTTCACTCTGGTTTTTCCCTCATACCCTATATCCCAATAACCCGCTCCCTCAACATCATCATCCACAAAAACAACGTATCTTTCATCCGTGTTATCTAATATCCAATTACGGGTGTTTGTAATCCCTTTGATTTCATCAGGGACTCCAACAATCGTGGCTTCTCCATAATAGTGGCTATACCAATCCTTCTCCGATGTTGGGACATAAAGAGTAGCTGATGGGGTGACCCCTAATGTTTTGACAGTTCCCGCCCGTCCTTTACTTGGAATTGCGACAAGCATTCAAAACCCTCTCAGCAGTAATAACTCTTTCAATTCCTATCTCATCAGGAGACTTGGAGGTTTTCTTTTTATACCCTCCTCTCCTTACCATCTTTAAATCTAAACAATTTTGCAATTCAACAAACTCATCCCCCGTATCGCACATAATCACGATATATTCTCTCTGAGGCTTCAATTGAATGGCTTGATCCAATAACACCTCTGTGCCTTCTCCAGTACCTGTTACCCCCTCCACCTCCAATAGCCCCTCAACCATATCTCTCACAGCGGCACTTTCAAATTCTATGTTTTCCATAAGAGAAACCAACATATCTTGATCAGTTTCAGCCATAGCCCCCAACGGGTCATGAGTCATCAATAACTTTGTGGCTTCTTCTTCATTAAGGTCCGTAATTAATACAGGGACTTCCATATCGGGAGTTGTTTCAGCCCTCAAATGTCCATCAATCAAAATTAGTTTCCCATTATCCTCATAAGCAATAAGGGCATCGGCATAGCCTATGTCAACCAATGCCCCTTTTAATGCTTCAGATTGGGAGGAAGGATGTCTTCTCCAATTCTTTTCATTTGGAATCAATTCAGAAGCCATCACCCTCTTAAATTCTTTGATTCTATCTTTGATCTTCATGATTCTCCCTGTTTAGCACCCATTCATTAAGCCTCCTAGAAGCCTGAAAGCAGGGTTTATATATGTATCCCTACCGCTTACCCCTAACGCTCACTTCAACACGTTGCTCTGACATCTTACTTACTTTGATGGGCTTTAGTAAATGATAGCCCTCAATAACTTTGGGTGAATCATCTTCAAGAATCCCCGCATCAACTAACCCGTCCACAGCGGGGGCTACCGCACAGGCAAGCCCGTCATAGTCCATCGGATTCCGCCCATAATAGGCTTGAATAAATAACTCAGGATTGGACAAAGGTTTTTTAATATCGTGTTTTTTCTTAGCCCTGAATGACAGTCTTTTTGCTATCTCTCTGTGTTCTCTGGTCAGCTTTTTAATAGTCCAACTACTGGTATTTTTCATGCCGTTTTTAGTGAGCTTGTAATTGGTTTGAACCGTTATCGTTACTGTTTCAATCATTGTTATCCTCCTGTTATTTAAACACAAAAAAACCCCTGCCACCTCTGATGAAAGCGACAGGGGAAACTACACGACATCATGGTGACATGACTCCCATGATGCTACGAGGCTGATTATAGCATCATCTACAATGAGTGCTTATAACCTCGTGAATCGGTCTATTCCAATTCACTCTTTTAGGCTTACGATCCTTGATTTCCTTAGTTCGAAATTCCAAGTAATCCTCCCAATCAAGTTGACGAAATGGCAAAGGAGTTACATGCGGGTTGCGCTGTAAGGATTCCCTGTACATTCTTGGAATGTCTACTAATCCTCCAACATCACACCAAAAGTTAGCAGACGGGGAGAAGAACCAATAAGGGTCATTCTTGTAACCGTCTCTGATAATCCGCCCAATAAGGCAAATAAAACCGTCATCAGGCGAACTGATCGCCCGCCTCATTTTGTCCTCTGTACTGTAATCTCTTTCTGTTCCTTTTTTTAGTCTTGGCATTTTTCTTTCCTTACTTTCTTTTGTATATATGTCTCTCTCTCTCTCTTTAAGAGAGAGAGACATAATAATTAATATATATATTTAATATATATATATATAAGTCATTAAAGTTTTTCCCTTCTTTCCTCCGCCCAAGCCTCATTAGTATCCCCAATAAACTTTTCATGAACAGCACAGACAAGCAACCATTTTTTAAACGGTTTTGGTTCATCCTGTAGAAACTGTCGTTCTGCTATTCGGTAAACTCCATCACCTTTGC